GGCGTCGGAGTGGTCCGGAACCCCTTTCGAGGGTGTCGTAAGTGCGCCGACTGGTGTTCGTTCTGGGCTGCCCTGGCGTCGGGAAGACCACGCTGGTGCGGCATCTGCTCGGCCAGGACCGCCGCGAGATCGGGCGCTGGACCGCTCTGGGGCCGTACAAGGGCGACCCGCTCGACGGCGCCGACCAGCTTCCTCACGCCCGCGCCGTGATCGAGCGCTCGCTCGAGCGCCTCTTCACCGACGTCCCGCCCGAGCTCGTCGCACTCCTCGACGGCACGCGGTTCGGTCACCAGGACGACGAGATCACCCGCGGCCGCTTCGACCGGATCGCCCTGCTCCTGACCGCCTCACCGGCGACGATCGCGCGCCGTCGAGCCCAGCGCGGAAGCCCAGGGGCAGCGCCGGAGTGGCTCGAGCGGCAGACGACGCGAGCGCGCCGGCTGGCCGATGCGATCGCGCTCGACGGACAGTGCATCGGCGTCGACACCGACCGTCCGCCGCGCGAGGTGATCACGCTGGTCCGCGCCGCGATCGGGAGGCATGGGTGAGCCGCTCGCGGAGCGCCGTCATGCTCGCCCGGACCGGGGCGACGCAGGAAGAGATCGGCGCGGTCGCCGGCACCTCGCGTGTCGCGGCGTCGCACTGGCTGACGGGTGCGACGAAGCCGAACGCGGACAGGCGGGCCCGCATCGCGAAGCGGTGGCCAGCCGTCACCATCGAGGGCTGGGACGAGGCGTGGGGAGGCGAGCAGGCGGCGCAGCCGGAGCGGCCTCCCCAACTAGGCCTCGCGGGGCTCCGTCGCGGCCTCGAGGAGGAGGCGGCGGCCACGTTCTGGAAGCTGAAGAGGCGGACGGACCTGACGGACAGCGAGCGGGCAAAGGCGCTGCGCGAGCTCGCCGTCGCCGTCCGAGAGCTCTCGCGCATGCCGCCGGGTTCGCTGGTCGATCACCCTGATTGGCCGGAGCTCGAGGCCGCGATCGGGCGCGTGCTCGAGGGGCATCCGGAGGTCGCGCAGGCCTTCGAGGACGAGATGGTCAGGCTCGAGGCGGGGCGCGTCACTTCGTAAGTTGTAAGGGCTTTCGTAAGTGCGTGCGGTCGGGCGCGTCCGCCACCCTCTGACGGGCAAGGTGGCAAGCGCGGCGACGATGCAGGAGGTCGAGCGTCGCCGGCACCAAACGGTGTCGGCGCGCTCGGCCTTCTCGCGTCTTCGGGACGTCGCCCGGCGTGCGCAGGCGAAGCCGACGATCACCTGGCCATCGACGCGATACCAGAAGGACCCCGTCGGGTTCTTCCGCGAAGTGCTCGGCATCGAGCCGTGGTCGAAGCAGGTCGAGCTGCTCGAGGCCGCGGAAGGACACGAGCGCGTAGCGGCGACGAGCGGGCACAAGTGCGGCAAGTCGACCGCCCTCGCGGGGCTCGGGCTGTGGCACTTCCACTCGTTCCCTGACTCCCGCGTCTGCATCACCGCGACGACGTCGCGGCAGGTCGACGGGATCATCTACCGCGAGATCAAGCGGCTCCACCGGAATGCGCTGGTCCCGCTCGACGGCGAGGTCCGCGAGCTCGCCCGCAGCGGCATCAAGGCGAAGGACGGACGCGAGATCGTCGGCTTCACCGCGAAGGAGCCGGAGGCGGTGGCGGGCATCTCGGGCGCCAACCTGCTCTACCTGGTCGACGAAGCGTCGGGCATCGCGGACGAGATCTTCGAGGCGATCGAGGGCAATCGCGCCGGCGGTGGTCGCGTCGTCATGATCTCGAACCCCACCCGGAACGAGGGCCGGTTCTTCGACGCGTTCCACGGGAAGGCGGACTTCTACCGGACGGTGTCGATCTCGAGCGAAGAGACGCCGAACGCGACGGGCAAGGGCACGCCGATCCGCGGTCTCGCCGGTCGGAACTGGATCGACGAGATGAAGTCGGAGTACGGCGAGGACAGCGCGTTCTACGCCGTCCGCGTCCGCGGTCAGTTCGCGACGCACGAGGAGGGCAAGGTCTGCTCCCTCCACCTCATCACCGAGGCCGAGTCGCGCTGGGAGGACACGCCTGCCGAGGGGCCCTTGCGGATTGGCGTCGACCCAGCCGGTGACAGCGACGCCTCCGACGAGACGCTTTTCGCCGCTCGCCGCGGCAAGAAGCAGATCGCGATTGTGCCGCACCGCGGGCTCGACGCGCACCGCATCGTCGAGGAGCTGCTCGTCGTGTTGCGTGACCTGCGTCGCCCGCGCGAGAAGCCGGCGGTCATCGTCGACTCTGAGGGTCTCGGCTTCAAGGTCTACCAGCTGCTCTCCGAGCACCTGGACAAGAACCCCGAGGACTTTCACCTCGTGCGCGTCCGGGCGAGCGAGCGAGCAACCCGCGAGCCGACGCGCTACGACCGGGTGCGCGACGAGCTGTGGGCGAACGGGCGCGACTGGCTGCGCGACGGCGGCGCCCTGATGGCAGACCCCAAGCAGTCGCGCGAGATTCATGCTCCGAGCTGGCACGACCATGTCGGCGGCACGCGCAAGGTCACGCCGAAGCTCGAGCTGCGCAAGGCGCTTGGGCGGTCCACCGACCGCGCCGACGCGTGGTTGCTCTCGTGCTGGGAGCCGATGGTCCTGCTGCCGGAGAACGACGCGCCGACGGCCGCGGCGAAGCCGTACGACCCGTACGCTGAAGAGGACCTCGACGACAGGGTCGGCGAGATCTCTCCCTACGGCGGAGGTCTGCGGTGAGCCTCATGCGCCGCGCCGCGAGCGCGCTCGCGCTCTACCTCGGCGTCTCCTCGGCGGTGCCGTCGGCGGTTCCAGCTCTCCCGCCCGCGCCGACCGACGCGGCCGCCTCCGCTCCCGTCGTCATCAAGCGACCGGTCCGGAAGAAGAAGCGCTCGAGCCGTCAGCCGCAGACGGTCACGCGATGGATCCAGAGCGACGTTGAGACGGCGAAGCACCGTGCTGGCTCCGGTGACCTCTCGCTGGTAGGGCGGATCTACCGCTGGCTCGCGAGCGACGGAACCGTGCAGGGGCTCCTCGGAACCCGCACCGGGGGCCTCGTGCGGCTGCCGAAGAAGTTCACCGGCGACGACGAGACGCGGGCGCTCCTCGCTGGCTCCGAGGGCGAGCCTGGGCTCTTCGAGCGCGCGTGCCCCGACGCCGAGCTCGAGCTTCTGGCTGCCGACGGCATTGTCTGCGGCGCGGGGATCGCCGAGCTCATCGACGTCGAAGGGCTCGACCACCCGGTTCTCGTGCGGCTCGACCCGGAGTTCCTGATCTATCGATGGTGGGAGGACCGCTGGTACTACCAGACCGTCCACGGCCTCGAGCTCGTCACGCCAGGGGATGGGCGGTGGGTTCTGCATCTTCCGGGCGGTCGGCAGGAGCCGTGGAACCGCGGGCTGTGGCAGTGCCTGGCGCGGGCCGCGATCTCGAAGGAGCACGCCATGCTCTATCGAGAGAACTGGAACGCGAAGCTGGCGCACCCGGCGCGCGTCGCGGTCGCTCCGCAAGGGTCGACCGAGCTGCAACGGCAGACCTGGTTCCAGAAGGTCATGGCCTGGGGGATGAACACCGTGTTCGGGATGCTGCCCGGATACGACGTGAAGCTCCTCGAGAGCAACGGCCGCGGCTACGAGAGCTTCCGCGAGACGATCAGCGACTCGAACCAGGAGTTCATGATCTCGCTCGCCGGCCAGGTCGTGACCACCACGGGCGGCACGGGGTTCGCGAACGCGGACATCCACGCGACGATCCGCGGCGACCTCATCGAGGGCGACGGCAAGAAGCTCGGCAACACCTGCAGCGCGCAGATCCTCCCGTTCCTCCTCGAGGGGCGCGTCGCGAACCCGAGGAAGGCGCGCGTCGTGTGGGACACGCGCAAGCCGACGTCGAAGAAGGAGGAGGCCGACGCCTTCTCGGCTGCCGCGAAGGCGATCACCGACCTGGCGACGTCCCTCGTGGCTCACGGGATCGAGGTGGACGTCCGTGAGCTCGCGGTTCGCTTCGCCGTTCCGATCAAGGTCGTCGAGCAGGCGATCTCGACCGTCGTCCCAGGCGCGACCATCGCGCCGGCGAACGACACCGGCGCCCCGCTCCCGGGCGCGACCGAGCCTCCCGATGCGTACGCGCCCGAGGAGGATGAGCCGCTCACGGAGGACGCGGCGGCACGGCTCGCCGCTCGCATGACCGAGCTCGAGGCCGACGCGTGCTGGCACGGCCACACGAACCGGTGCCCGAAGTGCGGCGTCGAGGTCGACGCGGACTGCGAGCGCGACGCTGACGGCAACCTGATCTGGCACAAGCGCTGGCGCCCCATCCGCCAGGCGAAGGCGGCGGCATGAAGCCCGATCTCATCGCCCTCCTCGCCGAGCTGCAGCGCGACCTACGGCTCCTCGACTGGCGGATCGAGGTCTCGTACGTGCCGAACCTCTGCACCTCCAGCGGCTACCCGGTGCACGGGCTGTGCTCGCACCTGGTCGACGCGAAGCGCGCGCGCATCCAGATCCGTGACCCGGAGACGCCCGCGACGGAGAACGATCCGTCGGTCGAGGAGACGCTCGTGCACGAGCTCGTCCACCTCCACTTCGCGCCGTTCTCCGGGAACACCCAGCCCGAGATCGCCGCCGAGGAGCAGGCGGTCTGGGCGATCGCCGAGGCGATCACGAACGCGAAGACTGCGGCCCGGAGGGGCCAGATCGCGCGGGCCATGGCGGCGCGCGCGCGTGAACGTTTCACCGCCGGAGGGCGGACGAAGGAGAGGAAGATGGACCCTGCTGTGATCGCGGCGCTGCTCGCGCTGCTCGAGTCGGACCCCGAGGCGGCCAAGGACTACCTGAAGAAGCTGCAGGGCGGCGGCGGAGGCGGAGGCGGCGAGGGCGCCGCACCACCGGCCGCACAGCAGCCCCCGCCCGAGGAGCCGCGCATGCAGGCGCCTCCGGCGGAAGAGCCGCGAGCGGCCCGCGCCGTGCCGACGGCACAGGGCGCGGTCTCTCGACAGGAGTTCGAGCAGCTCCAGACCGAGCAGCTCGTTCACCAGCACGGCGCCAGCCTGAACGACGAGCAGCGTCGCTTCGCGCTCACGCTCGCGCCCGCGGCGGTGCGCTCCTACCTGGCGACGCTCACGAGCGGCGCTCCCGCGCCGGCCTCGGCAGCGCAGGCCCACACCCGAGCGGCCGCGACGCCCTCCGCTCCGTCGACCACGGCGGCACCGCCGGCCGGTGTCACGCGGGGTGAGTTCGAGCGCTACCGCGTCGACCAGTACATCGAGCTCCACGGCTCGAGCCTGAACGAGGCGCAGAAGAAGTTCGCGCAGACGCTCTCGTACGAGCAGGTCCGCGGCTACATCGCGACGACCGTTCCGAGCTCGACGCCGGCCGCGCAGCGCAACACCGCGCCCGCTCAGGGCCCTCGCCGGCAGATGTCGGTCGACCCGACCATCCAGGAGGTCGACCGTCGGATGGGCCTCGCTCCGGTGCCGACCCAGGCGATCGGACGCGACCCCACGACGGGCCGCCTCACGATCTCGAACATCGCGCCCGCCAAGGTCGTCAAGGCCGCCGCGGCGCAGACGGGAGGTGAGTGATGGCCACCACCAAGGACTTCCCGAGCGGGTTCAAGACCCTCGATCGGCTGAAGATGAAGATGGGCGCCAACTTCAAGGCGCTCAAGGGCTGCATCGCGGCGATCGCGCTGTCGGGGACGAACAAGGGGCTCGTCGTCGAGGGCACGGCCGCGGGCAACCTGCTCATCATCGGCCGCTTCGGTGAGACGGTCGACAACACGGGCGGCGCCGCCGGCGCGAAGAAGGTGGAGGTCCTCTTCCACCGACACTTCGAGTGCCTCAAGCTCGTCAACGACGCGACGACCCCCGTCGCCGAGACCGACATCGGTCAGCGGTGCTTCGTCAAGGACAACAACACGGTCAGCATGGACGGCTCCGGTCGCTCCGTCGGCGGCACCGTGTGGGGCTTCGACGACGCCCTCGTGCTCGTTGAGCCGGGCCTCAACGTCGCGTGCGGCGTGACCCGAGCGATCCCGATCCCGATCGCGTCGTTCGTCGACGCGGACGGCGACCCCCTCGCCAAGTTCGTGGACGGCGCGAGCACCGTCCCCGGTTTCAACCTGGCCAACTCGAAGGCCTTCGGCCTTCGGTGGAACAACCACGCCACGCCCGACGAGGTGCTGACCTCGGTCCCGCTCCCGAGTGATCGCGACCCGACCCAGGCGCTCGTCCTCAAGGTCATCGCGTCCAAGTCCGGGGCCACGCTGGGCGACGCGGTCACCTTCACGTTCGCGGCCTACTTCAACACCGTGGGCGAGCTCCACGACGCCGACGCGAACGCGGGCGGAGCCTCGACGGCGATGACCGGCAACGCCGCGGCGAAGACGGTCCAGCTGGTGTCGCGCACGATCGCTGCGGCGGACGTGCCGGCCGGGGCGGCGGCCCTGACGCTGACGATGCAGCCGACGGACGGGCTGCTCGGCACCGACGACGTGATCGTCGAAGGCGTCTTCCTCGAATACGTCCCGAAGGCCGCCTGAGCGGAGAAAGGTAACGACCCGTGAACATCGTCATCACTCCCCAGGTCATCCGACGGATCGAGGACAACATCGAGTACCTCCTCACCGATGCGTGGCGCCGCCGGCGCGAAGCGAAGTGGTGGGAGCGGCTCATGAAGAAGCGCACCGCCTCGTCGAAGCGCGAGATCCTGCAGTGGATGTTGCAGACGGCGAAGATCAAGCCGATCGGCAACGGCGGGAACTACGACTACGAGGACATCACCGAGGTCCACCACGAGATCCTCGTGGAACGCTTCGGCACGGCGCTCCGCCTCGACGAGGACGAGATCGAGGACAGCTCCGCGCTCGACCGCGCTGGTCAGTGGGCGACTCAGATCGGCGGCTACGCCGCGGAGTGGCCCCAGATCCAGGCGACGTCGCTCATCAAGAACGGGAAGACGAACCTCTGCTACGACGGTCTCTCGTTCTTCAACACCGCGCACCCGGTGAATCACTACATCGGCGCGAGCGGCGGGACCTACGCGAACCTCTTTTACGACTTCCCGTTCTCGCCCTCGAACCTCGCGCGGGCCTATCGGCTCATCGCGGGTATCAAGGCGCCGGACGGGCTCTACCGGAAGCTCAAGCCGCGCGTCGTCGCGGCGGGCGAGCTCGAGCGTCTGCGCGTCGTGCAGGCCCTCGGCGCCGAGTTCTACGCGGACCCCGTCCGCGCGAGCTCGACGGCCACCGCGCAGAACATGATCAAAGTCACCTACGGCTTCGAGGAGCCGGTGATCGATCCGGAGTTCGACGAGACCGGAGCGACCAGCGCGGCGGCCCTCACGGCCGACCCTGCGGGCGGCCACACCAACGGGGAGACCCGCGGCGTGTGGTACCTCGGCTGCGAGCTCGTCGAGGACGACACGCTCGGTGGCCTCATCTACTCCGAGCGCAAGCCGTTCTCGATGAACACCTACTCGCACGTCGATGACGTCACGCTCGCGCACCTGGACGCGTTCGAGTGGAAGTTCAAGGGCCGGAACGGCGCGACCTACGGGCACCCGTTCCTCTTCTTCCGCTTCGAGCCGAACGCGGCCTGATCGTCGGCGCGGCAGCTCAGCCCGGGAGGCCCTGGAGAACCAGGGCCCCGGGCTTGAGCCCGTGAAAGATGGCCATCCTCGAACTCGGCGGCTTCCGCACCCGCTCGATCATGCCGAGCGAGGATGTCGACTGGCTCGAGGAGCACTACCCGGGCTTCATCGTCGCGCGCATCGCCTACCACGAGGGCAAGATGAACGCGCGGCTCGCGAAGCGGTACGCGGTGCCGTTCTCGAGCTCGAGCCCGCCCGACGCTGCCGTCGGCTGGATCGTCGACCTGGTGACGCTCGACGCGTACCTGAAGCGCGGCTTCAACCCGTCGGCCGAGCAGGATGGGCTCATCCCCAACGCGGCCGAGACCGCGAAGGCGGAGATCCTCGAGGCCGCGAACAGCGAGACCGGCCTCTTCGAGCTGCCGCTGCGCCAGGACGCGCCGAGCTCGAGCGGCGTCTCGAAGGGCGAGCCGTTCGGCTACTCCGAGCAGTCGCCGTACACGTGGACCGACAGGCAGAGGGAGGCGATCGCCGATGGCGAAGGGTGAAGCCGAGCTCGACGCCTGGGTCGCGAAGCTGCGACGGCTTCCCGAAATGGTGAAGGCGGCCGCGCCCGAGCTCGCCGTCGCGCTGAAGTCGGAGCTCGACAAGAACATCGCGGCGGGACGCGCGCCCGACGGCTCGACGTGGAAGCCGAAGAAGGACGGCGGCCGTCCGCTCGTGAACGCGGCCGCGGCCGTTACGACGCGCGCCGACGGCTCCGTCGTGCAGGCGGTCCTCACCGGGCCCGAGGTGTTCCACCACTACGGCACGAAGAAGGACCCCGAGCGGCAGATCCTCCCGCGCGGCGTCATGCCTGACTCTCTCGGGCTCGCCTTCCGAGCCAAGATGGTTGAGCAGTTCGAGAAGACGATGGGAGGCGGCCGATGAGCGTCTTCGTCGTCGACGTCGGCTCGAACCTGCTCACGAGCCCCGGGCACCTGCTGAAGGACCTGCAGGCGGTCATCCTGCGCTCGAGCGGCACGCTGCCCGCGCCTCTGCCTGCGGCGATGGTGCGCTACGTCCGCGACCGCACCCCGGACACGTACCGGCTCTCGGCGACGCCTGGCGGGGCAGCCATCGACATCCTCGACGCCGGCGTGGGCGTGCACGTGGCCCGGGCCGCGGAGGTCGTGCGCGACTGCTCGGAGCTCTTCGAGGACGTGAAGGACTACTTCGCGCTCCACGGCTACGGCTCGAGCGTCGTCTTCGGTTGGCGCGAGGTGTCCAAGCAGGTGAACCAGGGGACCGGGCGCGCCAACCGCGTCGTCTTCGTCCCCGGCGACGATGGCGGCAAGGCGGGCAAGCTCGCGCCCGCGAAGATCGGCGGTCGGCGCCGGCAGATCGCGACGTACGAGGAGCTCTTCCAGCTTCGCGTCTGGGGCCACGACCCCGCGGCGCCGAACGACGAGCGCGCGCAGTACCGGGCCACCCGGGCGCTCTTCGACCTGGTCCTGAACGCGCTCCGTGACTCGGCGTGCGGGCGCTACGACGTCGGCGATCCGAAGTGGACGACGACGCCTGTGGAGCGCCTCTTCGGCAAGGAGCTCGTCGCGAACGTGACGCTCGACGTCCCGGTGATGCGGTCGTCGCAACCGATCGTCCTGCCGCCGCCGGCGCTCGCGCCCGAACCCAGCGCCTCGCTCGTCTTCCCGGGCGGCGAGGTCGACGTCTGTCCCCCCACCCCCTGAAGGAGCTCGAGGATGTCCGTCCCCGCCGTCAACATCAACCGCCTCGACAACCAGCTCGGCGTCACTCCGCCGCAGACCGGCGACACGATGGCGCTCGTCGGCAACTGCTCCTCGGGGCCGCTCGACACGCCCGGGCTCTACTACCGCCCCGAGGATATCCAGTCGACCTTCGGACAGGGACCCCTTGTCGAGGCTGCCTGCTACGAGCTCGAGTGGACGGGGAGGCCGGTGGTCCTCTGCCGCACCGCCACCACGACCGTCGGCGGCTACGGAACCGTCGACGTGACGGATGTCGCCGGCACGTCCGTCGTCACGACGAACGCCGCGACCGAGCCCTACGACGACTTCGAGGCATACATCGAGATCGTTGTCGGCGGCACGATCGGCGTCGCCGGTATCACTTACAGGTGGAGCCTCGACGGCGGCCGGACGATGAGCGCGATCACCGCGCTCGGAACGTCGACGAACATCACGCTCGCCGGCAACGTCCGTTTCAACCTCGCCGCGGGAACGCTGCTCGCCGGCGACTCCTGGAAGTGCCGGACGTCGGCGCCGAAGTGGAACACGGCGCAGCTCTCGGCCGCGCTCACTGCCCTCAGGAACTCGCTCGAGACGTTCCAGCAGTGCCAGATCGTCGGCCCGGTGGCGGGAGACGCCGACGTCGTCGCGATCCAAGCCGCGGCCGTCGCCTTCGAGGCCGTCGGCAAAGAGGTCGCCTTCATCTGGAACACGCGTGTCCCGAACATCGGCGAGAGCGAGACCGCCTACAAGACGGCGATGGACACGGCGTTCGGCGCCTCGGTGTCCAAGTTCTCGATCCCCTGCGCGGGCGGGTGCGAAATGCAGTCCCCGATCTCGCAGCGGCAGTACCTCCGGCCGATCTCGATGTCCGTCGCAGCGCGGCTGGTCGATGTCCGCCCGGGGCAGGACATCGCCGAGAAGTCGCTCGGGCCGCTGCCCGGGGTGCGCATCGTCGACGCCGCGCGGAACCCGAAGCACCACGACGAGCGGCTCTTCCCTGGCCTCGACGACTCGCGGTTCACCACGCTCCGCTCCTGGGCGAACAGTCCCGGCGCGTACGTCAACAACTGCCGCGTCTTGTCGACGCCGGGGAGCGACTACCAGTTCGGTCAGCACCTGCGCGTGATCAACGTCGCGTGCGACATCGCGAGGCGCGTGCTCGAGCTCCGGTCCTCCGCGGACCTCATCGTCAGCTCGAGCACGGGCTTCATCGTCGAGGACGAGGCGAGCGACATCGACACCGCCGTCGACCACGAGCTCGACGAGCTGCTCGTGAAGACCCGGAACGCATCGGCGGCCAAGTTCATCCTGAACCGGAGCGACAACCTGCTCTCGACGTTCCGGCTCAAGGGCAAGGTCCGGGTCACCCCTCTCGGGTACGTGAAGTTCTTCGACGTCGACGTCGGCTTCTACAACCCGGCGCTCACCATCGTGGAGGTCTGAGCCATGGCGGAGACGGTCTACATCAACGGCAAGGCCCACGACTGGGGCAGCACGGTCATCCGGGTCAACGGCAAGGCCTACGAGGGCATCCTCGCGGTCAAGTACTCCCACAAGCGCGAGCGCACGCGCGTCTACGGCCAGGGCAACCAGCGCAAGCCGATCGCGGTCACCGGGGGCAAGTACAACCCCGAGGACGGCTCGCTCACGGTGCTCAAGGGCACGGCGCAGCAGATCCGCGACGACCTCGCGCGGCAGAGCGCAGACGGTCAGAGCTACGGCGACGCGCGCTTCCCGATCACCGTCCAGTACATCGAGGACGGCGTCGGTCCGATCAAGGACGAGGTCCTCGGCTGCTGGATCGCCGGCGACGACGGAGGCGGCGAGGAGGGGAGCGCCGACCCGACGAAGGAGGAGATCCCGTTCGGGTGCATGGAGATCAAGAAGAACGGCAAGACGCTCTACGCGGCGAAGAGGCGATGATGGCTGACCAACCGACGATCGAAGAGCGCCTCGCGGCTGCGCGCGCGAAGCGAGAGGCAGCGGAAGCGCGTCGCGAAGGCCTGCGCAAGCTCGCCGACCTCGAGGAGGAGGAGCGAGAGGCGGTCTACCAGACGGCGCTCGCCGAGCTCGAGGAGAAGCACGGGGCGACCAAGATCCGCGCCGTCCGCGTGGGGCCGAACCTCATCGTCCTCAAGCGAGGGCTCGAGGTCCTCTGGAAGAAGTTCCAGAGCGCGGCCGAGCGTGCGGGCAAGAACCCGATCCCGAACAAGGCGGTCGAGGACTTCGTGTCGCCGTGCGTCGTCTTCTCGGCGCTCAACGGGCGCGAGGTCTCGCTGTCCGAGTTCCTCGAGGAGCAGCCGGGGAGCCTTAGCGGTCTCGCGACCGAGCTCGCCGACCTCTACGGGCTCAAGACGAAGGAGGACGAGGGAAAATAACGGCCCTCCTCGCAGACGCACGGCGCGACGTCCGGCTCGCCGGAGAGTGCATCTGGGCCCTCGCGATGACGCGCGGGGAGGACAACTGGACGGCGCCGTCGAAGGTGGGCGCGATTCTCATCGGTGAGCTCTGCATACGGGTCTCTCTCGCGTTGAAGGAGTGACGTGGCGAACGCAAAGGCGACATTCGAGGTCGAGCTCGAGGACCAGACCTCGGCGCCTGCCGAGGACGCCGCCGCTGCGCTCGAGCGCCTGAAGGCGAAGATCCTCTCCGCCCAGCAGGAGCTCCGCGACATGACCGCGGCGATGGGGCGCCTCAAGGGCTCGAGCGTCGAGGTCGTCGCGCAGAAGAAGGCCTTGCAGGACCGGATCGCGTCCGTGCGCTCGTCGCTCGCGAGCTCGCAGGCGCAGTTCCTGAAGCTCGGCGGGAACCTCGGCGACCTGTCGAAGAAGGCCGCCGGCGTCGTCGAGGGGACCAAGGGCCTCGGAGAGGCGCTGCAGCAGCTCGGCGGCCCCATGGGCGATGTCATCCAAAAGGGGGAGGGACTCCTCGCCGTTCTCGCGAGCCCGGCTGGCATCGCCTTCGCGATCGGTGTGGTCGGCGTCATCGCGCTCGCGGCAGGCGTCGCGCTCTTCGCGCTGGCGGTGAAGATGGCCGACGCCGCGCGGAGCGCGAGGATCTACCTGACGGCTCTCGCGGGGAGCGAGGCCGGAGGCGCCGCGCTCGCGCGCTCGATCGACCAGGTGGCCCGGCGGGTTGCCCTCGCTCGAGCGGAGCTGCAGGCGATCGCCAGCGAGCTCCGGCTCGCGGGCATCCAAGGCGAGGCGCTCACGCAGGCGCTCGAGTCGGTGGCGACCGTGCAGGCGACGATCGGCGCGGGGCCGGCGTCGAAGCTGAAGGCAGCGCTCGAGCAGGCGGCGAAGACCGGCAAGGTCGTCGTGAAGGGGCTCGAGGAGATCGGGTTCGAGGGTGAGTACACCTTCAAGCAGCTCCAGGACGCGATCCGGAAGCGCTTCGGTGAGGCGGCGCGCGCGCAGCTGCTCTCGCTGCCGAACCTCATCCAACGGCTCAAGGAGGGCTTCAGCGGCATCTTCGCGGGCCTCAAGATTGATCCGGTCCTCAAGGTCCTCGCGGACGTCGTCGGCCTGCTCGACCAGAGCACGGCCAGCGGCAAGGCGCTCCGGCGCGTCGCCGAGGTCGTGTTCCAGCCGATGATCGACTTCGTCGGCAAGCACGGGCGCGTCTTCACGGCGTTCTTCAAGGGCATCGTGATCGCCGTCCTCCTGGTCGTCCTCGTCATCTTGAAGGTGAAGAACGCCCTCAAGAGCGCGTTCGGCGGGGATGCGCTGAAAGGGATCGACGGCTTCAAGGTCGCGCTCGCCGCGGGCGTCGGGATCGGGCTGGCTTTCGCGGTGATGCTCGGTGTGGTCGGCCTCGCGCTCGTGCTGCTGGCCGCCTTCGTGCTGCTGCCCGTGGTCGCCATCATCGCCTTGGGCGCAGCCTTCAAGCTCGCATACGACCAGATCAAGGGGATGAGCTGGTCGGAGATCGGGACCTCGATCATCCGCGGGCTCGTCAGCGCGATCACCGGTGGCGCGAGCGAGGTGATCGCCGCGCTCGCGGGCGTCGCGAAGAAGGCGCTCGCGGCCGCGAAGAAGGAGCTCGGGATCGCGTCGCCGTCGAAGGCCTTCATGCTCGTGGGCCACCAGATCACGGAGGGCATGACCAAGGGCGTCGAGGACGGAGCGCCCAGCGTCGAAGGGGCCGTCGAAGGGATGGGCGAGGCCGCGATCGGCGCCGCCACCGCAGCTCGGAGCGGACCGCGGGCGGGCGCAGACAGGGCAGCCGCCGCCGGCGTCACCATCAACGGCTTGCACGTCCACGTCGAGGGCGTCCGAGACGTCGAGGACTTCAAGATCAAGCTGCGCCCGGCGCTCATCGACGTCCTGCGCAGCGTCCTCAAGGGCGGCGCGATGCCGCCTCTCCAGGGGGCGCCCGCGTGACGTTCGCGAACCCGCTCCGCCCCGAAGAGGCCGACGCGTGGGACCGCACGCGGCTCGGTGGCGTTCAGCTGCCCGGCAAGGCCTTCCCCAAGGGCGCGAGCTCGCCTCGCGAGTGGGCGGAGCAGAAGGGCAACGGGACCAGCGGCGCGTCGCTGAAGTGGGTCGGCGACGGGCTGGCGGAGTTCGACATCGACGTCGAGCTCTGGGAGCCGGAGCACTTCGACGAGTGGCGGTCCGCCAACGTCCAGGCGGTGATCGCGAAGACGCCGAAGGGCCAGAAACCGAAGGCGTACGACATCGAGCACCCGGCGTGCGCGGACCTCGACATCAAGAGCGTCGTCGTCGTGGATCGGACGCAGCTCGAGGAGCGCGACGACACCGGGCTTTGGGGCTGCACCATCAAGGTCAAGCAGTTCCGCGCGCCCGAGCCCGGTCTCGGCAAGCCCGCCAAGTCGGAGGCCGCGAGCCCGGACGAGCCCCAGCCGAAGGACGAGGCCGACGCGATCATCGAGCAGATCATGGACGAGATCGAGAAGGAGGCCGCGAAGTAGATGGCCACCTTCAACGTCACCGCCGGGGGGCACCGCTGCACCGAGCTCTACCTCGTGCTCCCGTGGCGCGGCGTCGGCTCCGCCGACATCGCCTTCGCGGACGAGGTCCAGCTCGACGGGAGCGTCGCCCTGAGCATCGGCGAGCTCGAGCTCGCCTGCATCGTCGACGTCGACGCGAAGGGCACCTTCGCGGACCGGACGCGCGCGCGGCTCCTGCAGGGCGCCGGGGGATGGCGCAAGACGGTCGGGCCGCACCCGCACCACAACGACGCCGGCGTCCGGCGACGCGACGTGGCCGAGCTGCTCGCGACGGTCGTGGGCGAGACGGTCAGCATCGACGCGGTCGGCGACGAGGTCCTCGGCGTTGACTTCACCCGGGAGGCTGGCCAGGCGGCGCGCATCATCGACCAGGCCTTCCCGTCGTCGACTTGGTGGATCAATCCGGACGGCACGACGCGCATCGGGGCCCGCCCGACGACGGACGTCACAGGCAAGATCGAGGTCCTCGACGTCGATCCGCGTGGTCGAAGCGCGACCATCGTCACCGACGATCTGCGCCTCATCCTGCCCGGCGCCTCGTTCAGCGATCCGCGCCTCGTGGGCACGTTCGTGATCCACGACCTCGAGGTCTGGGTGCAGCAGAACGACATCCGCGCTCGAGCGTGGGCCGGAGCGGACAACGCCGGCGAGCTCGCGGCGCTCTTCTCCGAGCTCGTGCGCGATGCGATGCCGCGGGCGCGCTTCTTCGGCGGCCCGTTCCGATACCGCGTCGTGCAGCAGGTCGTCGACCGGCTGTACCTGCAGGCCGTCGACCGGACGCTCGGGCTCCCGGACCTGCCGCTCATCGGGATGGTCCCAGGTGTCGCCGGCGCCGCGGCCAAGCCCGCTCTCGGCAGCGTCGTCCTCGTCGACTTCATCGAGGGCAACCCGTCCATGCCGATCGTGCGCGGCTTCACCAGGAAAGACGACGCGGCCCACCTTCCGCTCGAGCTCGACCTCAACGCGGAGGAGGTTGTGCGGGTAGGCAAGGGGGCCGACATGGTCGAGCTCGGCAGCGGGCGCGACAACAACTTCATCACCGCCGGACGGGTCGTCTGCTACGGCGACACGCTCCTTCCCCCGACGCTCGCCCAGGTCAACGGCGCGCTGCCCTACACCGTCCAGCCGCACACGCCGGGCGTGAACCTCACGGCCAAGGTGAAGGTATGACGACGACCGCCCCCCAATACGGGCTCGATCTCGCGTGCGGGTTCGACCTCGATCCGACCGGGCGCGAGATCGCCGCCGACTCGATCGAGGGGCTCGCACAGGTCTGCGTGCACCGGCTCGACATGCCGCGCGGGAGCCTGGTGGACGACGGCGAGGACGGCGAGGACGCGGGGCTCGAGCTCGCGTCCTACCTCTCACGAGGCATGACCGACGACGAGCTGGCGGCGCTCCCGGCTCGCATCAACGCCGAGCTCTCGAAGGACGAACGCGTCAACCGGGTCGACACGAAGATCGTCCTCTTCTCGCGCGAGGTCCTCCGCCTGCAGTTCTTCGTCACGCCGAACGCGGGGCCGACCTTCCGGATGACGACGGACACCACGACCGCGGGCACCATCCTCACGGGGGTCGGCTGAAATGGCGCTCCTCCCGATCGACCAGCTCATGAAGAAGCTGACCGTCGACGAGCTGAAGACGACGGCGTTCTCCGTTCTCACCTCGCTCGGGTTCCCAGTGACGTCGTGGCAGGCCGCCGCGGTCATCAGGACGCTCGTGGTCCTCTTCTGCCGCCTGCTCGCGCCGTTCACCGACGCGATGGTGCTCGTCACCGCGTCGGGGTTCCTCGACTACGCGACGGGCGTCATGCTCGAGGTCGTCGCCGAGCAGGTCTACGGCGTCACCAAGCGCAAGGCGACCTTCGCGACCGGCGAGCTGACGCTGAACAACTCGGGCGGCGGCCTCTACACCTTCCAGCCGTTCCAAGGGCGGTTCCTCAACCCGACGAACAAAAAGCTCTACACGAACACCACGCTGCAGACGCTCAACCCGCTCCAGGTCGGGCTCACGTTCCCGATCCAGGCGCTCGAGGTCGGCTCGGCGAGCTCGTCGGCAGCAGCCATGATCAGCCAGCTCGAGCCGCCGCTGCCCGGCGTCACGTGCACCAACGCGGCCGCGGTGATCGGCATCGACGACGAGACCGACCCGGAGCTCCGCGTGCGCTGCCGGGCGAAGCTCGGAAGCCTGTCGCCGAACGGGCCGACCGCCGCGTACGAGTACGTCGCGAAGACCTTCGAGCTGAACGGCGGCGTCGTCGTCACCCGGACGCTCCCGATCGAGGACTCGGACACCGGGGACGTGACGCTCTACATCGCCGGGCCGACGGGGCCGATCTCCGCGCCCGACGTCGCGAAGGTGCAGAACGCCATCGACAAGCTCGCGGTGCCGCTCTGCATCGACTGCACCGTCCTCTCGGCCGTGGCGCACCCGCTCAACGTGACGAGCACCGTCTACGTCTACACGAGCGCGAACCTCACGAACGCGAACGTCCAGACGCTCGTCGACGAGCGGCTCGTCGGCTACGTCCCGACCATCCCGATCGGGGGCAACAAGATCCCTCCGACTGCGGGCGTGCACGTGAACGCACTTGAGGGCGAGATCAAGGCCTCGGGATCGACGACCGACCAGCGCGGGCCCATCTACCAGGCCGTCGTCACGCTCCCCGCTGCCGACGAGGTCCTCGCGCAGAACGAGGTCGTCACGCTCGGGACCGTGACGACGAACGTCGTGCAGGTCTTGCCACCGGGGGCGACGTGATCCGCTTTCGCGACTTCATCCGCGAGATCTCGCCGCCCTGGCTGCGCCGGGAGTGGGGCGAGAAGTACCTCTACGCGCCGGGCGTCCTCGTCGACGGGGTCACGGAGTGGATGCTGCAGGGCGTTCGTGCTCGCTTCCCGCAGAAGGGCACGCCGACGGCGCTCGGCGCGATCGGTCGCGATCGGCGCATCGTCCGCGGCTTCGCGGAGACCGACGCGGCCTACCAGGTCCGCCTCCTCAAGTGGCTCGACTCCTGGCGCATCGCAGGCAACCCCGTCGCGATGCTCGAGCAGCTCGCGGGCTACCTCTCGCCGTTCGAGGTCCGTATCCGCACGGTCTCGCACAAAGGCACGTGGTTCACGCGCGAGCCCGACGGCACGATCGAGATCCATCGGAAGCAGGGCAACTGGGACTGGGACGGCGAGCCGCCGCAGAAGTGGTCGCGGTTCTGGGTCATCATCTATCCGCTCGCGAGCGGCGTGTTCACCGAGGGGCCGAGCTACAATACGGCGCAGCTCTACGGCGGCGGCTACGGCCTCGCCCCGACGGCGACGCGCGGCACGACCGCGACGATCGAGCAGGTCGTCGCCATCCGGCAGCTCGTGCGCGAGTGGAAGCCCGCCGGCACGCGCTGCATCAAGATCATCATCGCCTTCGACGCGGCCTCGTTCGACCCAACGGACCCGCCGGGCGCGCCGCTGCCCGATGGGCTCTGGGGGAACGACGCCAAGGTCGTCGCGGGCACCTACGTGCCGTCGCGCCTTTCCACCGCTCGCTACTGGGCAGGTACCTCATGAGCCACGTCTACAACGGTAACCCGGCCGGCGCGGTCCTCGCGTCCTACACCTTCCCCGACGACGGCGACGGGCCCCCCAAGGCGGCCGACTACAACGTCCCGGGCGAGGGGATGGCGGACGACATCGCTCGCCTCAAGGCCCTCGCGGTCGGCGGAGCCATCACGCGCGCCTTCGGTCGCTGGGACTACGATCCATCGGACTGGACGATCGATCTCAACGGGTCGCTCTCGCAGGTCGACATCTCCGCGGGCGTGAAGGCGCCGACGATCGCGATCGACATCCCGGATGGGGCGACGATCAACACCATCCGGGCGACGATCGACCCCGTCGCTGGACACGGCGCGATGCCGGTCGGCGTGCCGTTCCTGCAGCTCATCCACTACCAGCCGTCCGGCGACGCCGCGACGACGGTCGGAACGCAGTCGGACATCGTGGTGCTGCCGCAGTACGAGCTCCGGCACGTCATCACGCTCGCGGCCATCAACCACGTGGTCTCGAGAGCGAACCGGGTCTACCGCGTGCGCGTCCAGGGCGAGAGCCAAGGCAACGCGATCGCAGGCCTCCGCGTGCTCGGCATCGAGGTCGACTTCACCCTCGCCAACATCGACAAGGGGGCCGGATGAGCTGGCTCGACACGCTGCTCTTCGGGATCAAGGACATCCTCGAGGCCGGCGTCGCGAAGCCGGCACGCCCGAAGCTCAACTTCGTATCGGGCGCGACCGTGGTGGACAACGCGGCGCAGAACCGGCTCGACGTCACGGTCTCGGGCTCGTCGCCGAGTTCGACGACGCCGGCGGAGGTCACGAACAGCGCGGGTGCCGTCGGCGTGGGCACCACCTTCGCGCGATCCGACCACGTGCACGCGCACGGCAACCGCGGCGGCGGCTCGCTGCACGCGGTCGCGGTCGGGGGTGGTACGCCGACTGCTGGTTTCATGTCGGGCGCGGACAAGCTCGCCCTCGACGCGGCGGTCGCAGCGCTTGCGACGGGGACCCCGGAGGCGACGCCGAACACCCTCTGCTCGAGAGATGCATCTGCGCGTTGCGCGTTCGGCTTCGTCGAGCTCGTCCAGACTGTCGACCCGGGTGCACACGCGAGCCGCACCAGGCTTGTCGACGCGAGCTCCGGCATCTTCTTCGTCCGCCGCCCTTCGGCAGGTGGGCTCGCGATTGACCAGTACGCGATCGGCGGCCTCGACCCTGACACCGCATTCAACGTCTACGCCGAGCTCGCATCAGCGACCGGTCCGAGGCTGCAACTCGATCCGACCACCGCGGTCGTGAGAATCGACAACGGGGCCACCGGGCTCGCCGTCGCGACCGGAGCGGCATGCGCGCTGACCGTTGATGCGGCTTGCACGTCCCTGACCGTGGGATGGGTCCAGGACGGGAGCGGCGCGGGCGCCGCGACAACGATTGCTGGCCAGCGCGGCGCGGCGGGTGCGGTGGGAGGTGACCTGATTCTCGCTGGCGGACTCGGCGGAACAGGCGGAACCAACTCAGCTGGCGCGGTCCGGGTGAAGCTTGGGGTGCCGGTGACCGGTGCGACGGCTCCGCTGTACCTGGAGCGCGAAGACGGCACGAAGATCTTCACCATGTACGAGATCGGTGCGGGTACCTCGGCCCTCTACGGAGGAGCCGCGGGCGGCACCAACGCGTTGACCATTCGCGGCGCGTCTGTCGGTATCGAGTCCAGCTCCACGCTCGTCGCGCTCCAGCCGAACACGGATCTCTACCTGGGGCACGGGAGCAACCGCGACATCTTCCACCGAGAGGTCGGGACGGTCGTCCTCACCGAGCACCTCGACGCGGACGGCGAGACCAGGTTCCGTTTCGCAAACGGGCCGACCGCCTTCCTCCTGGATTTCGCTGACGGCGCTGGCGCCACCGCCGCTGCGGTCACCATCCGCGCGCAGAAGACGACGAATGCTGCAGGTGTCGGCGGCGCTGTCGGCGTCTTCGGTGGCGAGGGCAAGACTGGAGGCCTCGCGAGCGTTCGTGGCGGTAACGGCTCTGGGACCGACGCTGACGGCGGGCACGTCGAGATCTCCGGTGGCTCGAAGACTGGCGCGGGCAAGACTGGCAACGTCGGGCTGCACGCGAGCCCGGGCTCTTGGAACGCGGGAGAGGGGATCGGCTTCGTTCGCGACCGAACGGCCACGCCGACCGGCAACCCGACGACCGGTGCCTACTGGTGGTCGGAGTCTGGGCAGCTTACGGCGCGCGAGCCGAACAAGACCGTCGACGGCTTCGCCTACGTCTCGCGCCGAAGCACCGGGACGAGCCGAAAGCGCATCCTCATCGAGGACGGAGCGCAGGTGCAGGTCACGACGGCGAACCAGATCATCGCCCGCATCCCCGCTGCGACGTTTCCGGCTGGAAACTGCCTGGCGACGGTCACGGTCGACGTCCACGGCTATGACGTGACGAACAACTCGCACCATCGAGCGTTTCGCAAGTTCGCGGTGCGCAAGACGAGCGGCACGCTCACGGTCGGCGCCGTCGACAACCCGGGCACCGACGAGGACACGACGGGTGGCGTCAACTCGACCTTCAGCGCGGCCCTCGATTCCGGCGATCCAGTCTTCCGGGTGACGCAGGCGAAGACCGACGACCTTCGATGGTCGTGCTGGATCGAAGTGAAAGTGAGCGAGCACTGATGACGATCCGTGCTCCCATCGAGCTCCACGCCCGCCTCGCGCGCGCCGAGCGGGTTGCGGAGGACGCCGCCGAGAAGGCGGATGCCGCTATCGAGGACGTTCGCAGCGATCGGCAGCTGCTGCGCGATATCGAGGCAAAGGTCGACGCCGGCTTCGCTGCGCTGAACGAGAAGATCGACGCGCTCGCGACCGCGCTCAAGATCAGCACCGAGCGCGACGCCGAGCTCGAGCGCCAGGTGCAGAGCGTCGGGCGCAAGGCGTCGGGCGCGAAGCACGCGGTCGTGGCGCTCGGCGAGCGGCAGTCGAGGACGGAGGAGCAGCTGCAGACCGCGCTCGACCAGGCCGCTGCGGCATCGAAAGCCATCTTGGCGAACCCACCCGCCGGCGACGAGCTCCGCGAGCTCCGGCGCGAGGCCCTTGGCGTCGTGCGTGTCCACCTGCCGACGATCGGTCGGGCTGCCGTCCTCGTCTTCGTCGCTGCCTGCGTCGCGGCGGCCAGCCAGTTCTACGCGTGCTCACCAGGAGGTCTGTGATGTTTCGTTTCCTGCTCTTCCTCGTCGTCCTCGTCTTCACGCCAGCGCTCGCGCACGGCCAGGAGACCGTCATCGTGCCCGACGCGCCCCCGCCGCCCACCACCTCGTGGCCGTTGCTCGTCACGATGGGCGTCTTCTACGTCGTGACCGGTGCCGGTCTCGCGCGGAAGCAGTTTCCGCAGCTCGTCGGCTGGCCCACGCCGACCGTGCTCGTCCCTGGGCTCTCGATCGCCGTCGGCGTCTACCAGGTCGGCTACTCCGACCCGACGCTGCTCGCGAAGCACGCGGGGCTCCTGTACCTCACGGCGTACGGCGGACACGAGGGCGGAAAGCGCCTGCTCCGCTGGGTGTTCGGTCTCGTCGCTGCGGTGCGCGCGGGCACGACCATCCCGCCCGAGCCGCCGCTCACCGACGTCGAGCGCCCCCCGTCGGTCCCGCCGGCGCCGAAGATGCCCGGACCGCTCATGGCGATTGGGTGCTTCATCGTAGCGCTCGTCGGCTACGCGGTGCTCACGGGCTGCGGTGGCGCCTCGAACCCCTGCGTGCAGGCCTACGACAAGGCCGAGACGCCGGCGGACCTCACGGCGGCCGACGAGGCGTGCGGAGCGCTCGTCGAGGGCGGCATCGGCGGTGAAGGCGGTGCGCGATGAGCCACCAACCCGAGCTCGCAGCTGAGGCCCGCACGAACCGGGCGGCGCTCCCGTGATCGACAAGCTCCTCGATGGCGCCTTCGGGCTCGCAGGCGAGATCGCGGACGCGATCGCCGAGAAGACGGGCGCAGACCGCGCGGTCTCGAAGGAGGTCGCGATCGCCACCGCGCGCGCCTGGGTCGCCCGGATGAAGGCGGACGTCACCGCCGCGCGCGAGCGCGCGAAGAAGAGGATCCGCGGGCGATGAACCCCACGCGCGCGGTCGAGGTCCTCGTCGACGCCGGGATCATCCCGCTGGAGCGCCGCTCGAGCGCGACGGCCGTGCTGTACGCGGCCGAGGCGAGCGAGCGCGCGTTCGACTTCGACGAGCTCGAGCCGCGCGACACCGTCCCGCCCTGCGCGCCGACGCTGGCGCCACCTGCGCCGACGGAGAACGGTGATGGCTGACGAGACGCCGACGCCGCGGCACACCCCGCTCGTCTCGAGCGCCCCCGTGCTTCGCGTCCTCGCCCTGGACTGGGCCTCGAGGCTGACCGCGGCCGCGGACGAAGCCCGACGGCTCCGACTGCCGCACCGGGCGCAGAAGTGCGAGGGCCTGGCGATGCGCATGCGGGCGCTCGCGCTGGATTTCGAGCGCCTGGCCGAGCTCGACCCGGGGCCGATGGCACGCATGGAGATCAACGCGCGTTGGATCGACGCGCAGGCCGAGGGCCGGGAGCTCTCGATCCCGGCCGGGGAGTACGGATCGTGAGGAAGGAAGGACCATGCTGCAGGACACCAAGGCAAGGCTCTGAACGTTCCCAGCTCGCAAACGCAGGGCACGCCGACGGACGTCGCCAACCTGGTGGACAAGTGGATCCAGGTCGAGGGCATCGCCGGCGGCGGACAGCTGCGGCCGCAGGGTCGGATCCGCAGCGGTGGCGCCTTTGCGAACCTCGGCAGCTCGGCGATCTCCGCAGACGGCATCTACGAGATCCCCGAAGGCATCACCGAGATCCGGATCGACCGTACCGTCGTGGGCTCGGGGACGCCAACCGCGATCGGACCGTTCGTCCGATGAAGGCCGCGCTCGTCGCGAATTGGTGAGGCAGATGAAGTACCGACTCGTCCAGAAAGGCCAAGCCCCCCTCGTCGTCTGCTACCTCGTCGGCCGGCACATGGACGCCGCGCTCCGGGCTGCGTGCCCCGAACGGGCGATCGTCGCGACCGAGGAGAGCGGGATCGTCGCGACTCG